ACGCGGTAACTATCCTTTCTGTCGGATACAGCCAGCCGCGTTGCCACTACTTGACGCCAGCGATACGCCATACTTGACCTATGGCATTATTCAGCCGCACAAGCAAGGCCGCAATTAGCCCCGCCCCGAAAACACAGGCGGCGGCCGTAGGCGGTTACTCACCCAACAGCGCCGGGTTGGGCGCGTCGATGATTGGGCAGTATTACACCTACCAAGAGGGTGACGCACGCAACCGCGCGGTGAGTGTGCCGACAATTAACCGAGCGCGTGACCTTATGGCCAGCGTTATCGGGTGTATGCCGTTGCGTATGTATAACGAAATGTGGAACGGCGACGAAATGGAAAAGGTGCCGTTGGCGCCGCGTACATGGTTGCGCCGACCCGACCCGACCGTACCGTATCAGTTTTTAATGTCGTGGACATTTGACGATTTGCTATTTTTCGGGCGCGCATTTTGGTACATCACGAGCCGCACAGCTGACGGATACCCGGCGACGTTTACCCGCTTGCCCGCGGGCAGCATCACCACCACCGACATGGTTGGCCCCGTGTGGTTTGCACCGTCAAAGCAAGTGTTTTTTAACGGCGGTCAATTAGACCCCAACGATTTGGTGCAGTTTCTCAGCCCGTCACAAGGTTTGATTTATGCGGCACCGGGCGCGGTCGAAACGGCGCTACGGCTTGAGGCCGCACGCCACCGCAACGCAACCAGCGCAATACCGGCCGGAATACTCAAACAAAAATCGGGTGAGCCGTTGAGCGCGCAAGAGCTGGGCGACCTTGCGGCGGCGTTTAACGCGGCGCGCGCAACCAACCAAACCGCCGCGCTAAATGAGCATTTGGATTACCAAGAAACGTTGACCAGCCCCGACAAAATGCTTTTAATTGAGAGCAGCCAATACCAAGCACTTGAGGCCGCACGCTTGGCAAATGTGCCGCCGTACCTTGTCGGCGTTTCCACCGGCGCGTACTCATACCAGAGCGCACAACAAGCGCGCGCCGACCTTTACATTTTCGGCGTAAAAATTTATGCTGATGCAATCGCGCAAACGTTGAGCATGGATAACGTTTTACCGCGCGGCACCTACGTGGAATTTGACGCCGATGACTATTTAGAAGAAAATTATGTGGCAGACCGCGAAGATGAGCCAGAAGAAAACACCCAACAGCGATTGGCTGAACGCTGATGCCGTACTACGTCACCAACAATGCGCGCGGTTGCGACGATTGGGCCGTTGTCGATATTGACGGCGAGCTAATCGGCTGCCACGACACCAAACAACAGGCCATTGACCAAATGGTTGCCGTGTCACAAAGCGAGGGCATTGAGCCGGGCGGAGAGCTCAGCGGCCCAAAACCTAAAATGGATTTACACAAGAGAGGCACACACATGATTAAATTGCACGCTCAACAATTCAGCGTTGACAAAAACAGCGAGGGCATGCCGCGCCGCACAATCAGCGGCGTTGCCGTGCCCTACAACACGTTTGCCGTAGTCACCGACAACACCGAAGTGATGTTTAAGCCCGGCAGCTTGCCCGTTGACGGCAAGGCACCGCGGCTGTTCATGTACCATGACGCCAGCCAGCCGGTCGGCGTAGTTACCGAGCGCGTAGAAACCCCAGAGGCCATGCTTTTTAGCGCCAAAATCAGCGCCACCACGCTGGGCAATGACGCGCTGGTTATGGCCGCTGACGGCACCATTGACCAAGTAAGCGTTGGCGTAAACCCCACAGAATTCAGCTTTGATGAGGCTGGCCGCATGATTATCACCGCCGCGGATTGGGTCGAATTGTCGCTAGTGCCCGTAGGGGCTTTTGGTGACGCGGCCAACATCACGAAAGTGGCGGCAAGTATCCACCACGCCGCGCCTAGTATCGGCAATACTGAACAGGTGACCGAAACGGAGACACAAACCATGACCACCGAAACCACCGCCACCGCCGCAATCGTTGAGGCAACCGTGCCAACCGCACCACTGCCAGCGGCACCCAAGCGCAAATTTGATTTGCCGACCGCCGCGGAATATCTCGCCGCTATCCACATCGGTGGTGAAACGTTGCGCAACGTGCAAGCAGCCGTAAAAGAATTTGTCAACGGCAAGCAGAGCGCATTGCAGGCCGCCGCTGGCGACACGCTCACCACTGACACGCCCGGTTTGTTGCCGGTTCCGGTGCTGGGCCCGGTGTTCCAAGACCTGAACTACATCAGGCCCGTTGTCGCGGCCGTTGGCGCTCGCGCCATGCCAGATGCCGGAAACAGCAAGACATTTATTCGCCCAACGTGGACAACTCACCCCAGCGTTGCAGCACAAACCCCAGAGCTCAACCCGGTCAGCGCAACCACCCCGGTGATTGCGTCAAACGTGGTCACTAAAACCACGCTCGCCGGGCAGGTCACGTTGTCGGTTCAGGACATCGACTTTACGAGCCCCGCCGCGCTGCAAATCATTCTGCAGGACTTGGTTGGCCAATACATGCTTAAGAGCGATGACATTGCCGCCGATGCAATCAGCAACGCCGCCAGCGCGTCAGGTGCAACGTGGACAGTCACCGCAAATGACCCGTCAACGCTCATTGCAGCAATGTATGACGCCGCGACCGACATTCTCAACGCCACCAACTTTTTGCCAGACCACGTGTTTGTTTCCCCAGACGTGTGGCAGAAACTTGGCAGCCAGCTTGACGGCGACAAGCGCCCGGTGTTCCCGTACACCGGCGCGGCCGGTCTCATGGGTGTCAACGGATTGGGCGCGGCAAACATCACCGTGGCCAACACGTTTAACCCGTTTGGCCTCAACCTTGTTGCTGACCGCAACTTTGCCAACGGCACGCTCTACGTTGCGCGCGGCGCCGCAATTGAGTTCTACGAGCAGGTTCGCGGGCTGATGTCCGTTGAGGTGCCGGGCACGCTTGGCCGCACGTTCAGCTACTACGGCTACGTGGCCACATTCATTGCCGATGCCGACATGGTGAAATACATCGTCGTCAACTGATAGCGAGGCCCCCAAATGGCGGCCTACACCGTCACATTTAAGCAACTAATCGACAACTACGCGGTGCTGCAAACGCTCACCGTTAATGAGTTAGAGGTTGGTCGCTCATTTACCGTGACAGGTGTAGGCGCGCCGTTTAACGGCACGTTTACCGTTTACGCGTTGCCCCAATATTTGTTTATTGGCACCGACACTGAGGGCGACCTACTTTTTGACGTTGACATACCCGTTGCAAACCAAGTGCTGTTTGCTTGCACGGCAGACAACGTTGACCGCACAGCCGCCACTGGCACGCTGACATTTAGCCCGGTTTGCACGTGGATTACGGCCACACAAATTGAGGATTGGCTAGGTATCGGCACCGCCACCGCAGCCGACACCACGTTTTTAACCCAATGCGCAAGCGCCGTCAACCAAATGGCGTGGCGCCGCCGGTTTGAGGCGGGCTACTTTGACAGCCTTACAACCAGCCCCAGCGCTGACGTAACGCTAGGCACAATCATGTGGGGTGGCGCGCTATACCGTGCCCGCGGCTCAATAGACACGTTTGCGAGCTTTACCGAAATGGGCACCGCCCCGACTGTAGGTTTGTCGCCCATGATTAAGCAGCTGTTGGGTATCGACAGGCCACAGGTTGCGTAATGCCGGTCAATTACACCGACCTTTTTAACACGTGTCTAGACACGCTTAGCAACACGTTGAGCACTGTTACCGGCTTGCAGGTGGTGACAGACCCCCGCAATTTGGTGCCGCCGTGCGTACTGATTGGGGCACCTAGCTTTACGGCGTTTAATTACAACGCCGTGCGCATTACTTACCCGCTGCAAATCGTGACATTGGGGCCAAGCAACCTTGACGCTATGCGCTCATTGCTCAACATGTGCGCGCTGATACTTAGCAAAAACGTGGCCGTCACCGAGGGCAGCCCAACCACGCTGGAAATCGGCGGCGTGAACCTACCGGCCTACAATTTGACCGTAGAAATGCGTAGCTCAACTACATGAGCATGATGACCAAATTGTTGGTAATCAGCCCGCTGGTCGGCACACCGGGCGAGGAGTATGTAGCCAAACCGGGCACTAATGTGCAGGCGCTCATAGACGGCGGGTTTATTTGCATGGTTGCCAGCGAGGTCGATGTAACTACGCTGGGCAAGGTATCCACCAAAACCGTGCGCAAGGCACGTAAAGTTAAAACCACCACAGAGGAGTAAACGCCAATGGCAACTAACCAATATCTCAGCAACCCCGTGGTCACCGTGAACACTGTGGCGCTAACCGGGTTTTGCACCGCCGCCAGCGTCAATGTACGTTTTGACGCGCTTGACAACACCACGTTTGGCCAAACCGACCGCACCTACGCAAAAGGTTTGGGCGACCATGAATGTACGCTCACGTTGCTGTTGACCTACGCATCAGCGGAAACCTACGCAACTTTGGCGCCACTTGTCGGCACCACCACCACCGTCATTGTGAAACCGACCAGCGCGGTGGATAGCGCCACCAACCCCGGCTTTACTTTGACCGGCACGTTTTTGGCAGAGTTGCCCGTTATCAATGCAACGCTTGGCGAGCTGCAGACAATCGATATTACGTTTCAGGGTGGCGTTTACTCAGCCGATACCACCAACCCGTAATAAATACATAGCCAATAGACAGAGGGGCCATGAAAATCAAATTGCGCGTCACCGTTACACCCGGCAGCGAGCCCGTAGAGCTCATCACAAATTTGCTGTGTATCACTGAATGGGAGAGAACAGAAAACCGCAAGGTGTCTGATGGTCGCGGCATAGGTATGGGCGATTTGGTGAGCTGGGCGTTTTTTATGTTTAAGCAATCAGGGCGGTTAATGCCGTATCAAACGGCGGCTGAATGGTTGCGCGCAAACCCCGACATGGAAATTGAGAGCGTTGACCAAACCGACCCAAACCCTACGGCCGCGGCAGCTACCGCCGCCAATTAGCTGAGGTTTTGGTAGCAACGGGCTTTTGGCCGCCCAATATCCCGTTTGACACGCGCGATTTAACTACTGTTGTAGTAGTGCTCAATAAGGCGGCCAAACAATGACGGTAAACACCACAATGGGCGTGTTTGGCATCAAAGAGGCGCTTAAAGAGCTTAGGGAGATTGAGCCGGATTTACGCAAGCAAATCAATGCGCGCGCTAAAGACGTGGTTAAGCCCGCTACTGATGCCATTAAAGCGCAATACCCGCCGCAACTGTTGTCGGGCATGGCGCGTGCTTGGCAGCAGCGTGGCCGTGCGCTGTTGCCGTATGACCAAAGCGCCGCGCGCAAGGGCGTGACCGTCAAAATCAACACCAGCCGTAAAAGTACGAGCGTTATCAGCATTATTCAGAAAAACCCGGCGGCGGCGATTGTCGATATGGCAGGCAAGGCCGGTGGCACCAACGCACAGGGCGCGCGGTTTATTGCGGCGCTCACGTCGCTGTTTGGGTCACCGTCGCGCGTCATGTGGCCGACATACCAAAAAAACAACGATAAGGTCACCGACAACATGCGCGCCGTAGTAGATGACCTTATGGCCGCCGTTAATAAGCGGGTGCTCTAATGTCTGTTTTAATTCCGATTGTCAGCGAATTTGACAGCAAGGGCAT